GCGAAACACGGAAGGCGTCGAACGACCGCCTCGCAACCGTTACATCAGCATCTGGATACGCAGGGAACGTCACCGGACCCACGTCAATCAGCGAGTCAATCTTCGTCACGGTGCGGATGCTTCGGCCGTCCTCGACGCTCCAGGCTTCACCACCGGGGGCCACCTGGAAACTGAAGCTCGATCCGCGCACGATCCCAGCCGCAATGTTGGCGGCGAGATCGCGACCGTAGGACGTGTCGGGCACGGGGAACTCATACCGCAGGCCAACCTCGTCCACGTGCATCCGCAGCGTGCCGGGGAACCGGGCAAGCGGATAGTTCGGGTCATGGTTCCACAACGCCCGAGTCTCCAGCGGACGCTTGCGGCCACGACGCTCCGCGACGATGCCGAAGGCGCCGGGGTCGAGCCGCTCAACGAATTGGCCTTCCAACTCCAGCGAGTTGACGCCGAACTTCGCCGCATAGCCGACGATCCACTGGCGATCGGTGCCGTCTTCACTGCGGCTCTCAACCGCCAGGAGCGGCACCGCCGACTCCACGTCGTCAATCGCCAGCGCCCTGCGTTCGATGTTTCCCATGATGCTCCTGCCCTCCTCGTCTGCGGCGTTCATTTGTTCAACCAGCTTGCTTGACCAATCTTGACCGGGGTTTCCACCCCAAAGCTAAAGTGCCCAGGCGATGCGTCCGGCTGATGGAAAGCCGTCCTCGCCTGGGCTATAGCCCTTTCCTTGCTTGTCGATCTCGTGCCGGGCGAAGTACGCCTTCATTCGGCGTGCCGTCTCTGGGCTGATCGTCACTCCGTTGCTCAGGTCGCGAGCGCGGGCCACGCCGACTGCCGTGCCGCCTCGGCCGTACTCGCTTCGCCAATCAAGCCCTTTCTGTGCCTCTGACCGCACGCCCGCCGGGGGCGTGAAGTCGATGTGGTCGTACTTAGCCACGCTTCCGCCCCTTCCGCCTGGGCTTCCCGTAGTCCTTTTCCTCAACCGGGGGCGGCTCGGGCAGCGGGTCAATCTTCGTGAGCGTCGCCACCTTGTGCCCGACTTGCGTCTCGGTCGCACGCCACCCGCCGGCCACCTCTTCGTAGAGCGTGATAAGTGCGGCCGGATCTTCCTCGCTCGCGTCGATCTTGAAGTCGGTGCCGGGGATGTCAAGCGTGCCGTAGTCCATCACGTGATCGATCCGGCCGCGAGCACGCCCGCCTGAAGAATCCCACGAAACGAAGTCGCCCTCTGCGACGCTGCCGGGGGCGGCACGCGAGGCGGCTTCCTCCGCGACCGGCAAGGGAGCGGGATCCACGGGCTCGGGCACCGGATCGCCATCAGGCATCACGACCGGAGTCGAGTTCGTGCCAGCGATGATGGCGTCGACGGTCGACTGCGGGATGCCAGGGAACGCCGCAGCGATGATTGCCTTTGCCCCCATCTCGTTGAGGAGCCCGGCGTTGTATTGAGCCACGATCTCCAAGAGGCTCGAAACCTGTGCCCCGTTGAGCGACACGTCCGCGATCTGCGGTCCAGCGTCCACTTCGACCATCTCGGGAGCCGGGGCGGCCTCGTCCACCACGATCTCTTCGACCACGGCAGCGGGCACCGGCTCCGGCTCCGCTGCAGCCTTGGTGAGCGTGGTCATGTTCAGCTGCACGAACCGCTCGTCACCACCCTCGACAGGGTTCATATTTTCGGCGGACCGGATGTCGTTGACGCTCAGAACTCCGAGCGTTGCCATTTGCGAGTAGTACGCCGCCCGGCCGGCAGCGTCGGCCCGCAACGCACCGCGAGTGTCGAACTCCGCGAACAGGTCGCCATCCGCAATGAGATCGCGACTGATCGCCGACTCAATGCGGCGCAACCACGGCATCAAGCCGTTCTGCAGGTAGTCCAGCGACTGCTGCTCAATGTTTGAGTAGGACGAACGCGACAAATCGCCCACAAGGTGCGGCGGCACGCCGTAGATGCGGCACACTTCCTCGACTTGAAACCGGCGGGCCTCGAGGAACTGAGCCTCTTGGTTGTTGCCACCGAGTTCGTTTACCTTCAGGCCGCCTTGCAGGACCGCAGTCCGGTGCGCCCGGTCAGGGCCACGGTGGGCACGCTCCCACTGGTTGCGGGTGTTCTCGGCCGCCTCAGGCGACAGCATCTGATCGGTGGACAGCACCACGCCAGGCCGGGCACCATTGCCGAAGAACGCCGCGCCGTGAATCTCGCACGCCCGCGAAAGCCCGATCGCGTCCTTCGCCAACTCAACCGGCACCAGGCCGTTGACGCCGTCGTCAGACAACCATCGAAGCATCATGATCGCGTCTTGAGCGTAGACGGTGCTTTGCCCCGAAGCCTCGCGATACGTGTACCGGAGCCGGCCATTCTCGACGCGGTCTACCTTCATCCGCGATGGGTGGAGCACCACCAGTTGCGTCTGTTCCCCGGCCCCACCAATTTCCACGAACGCCTGCCCGTGCGTCAGCAGGTGGAGCATCAACTGCTCACGCCATTCGTAGGAAGTCTGCCACGAGTTCGGCGTGTCATGCAGGACGCGATACAGCGGGTTCTCGCGGGCGAGTTCCTTGCCGCCATCCGGCAACCGCCGGTAGAGGTGCAGGGGCAGCCCGGCCACGCTCGACGACAGGACGCGGACGCAGGCCAGCACGACCGTCGAACGCAACGCCGTCTCAGGATCGATCCGCACGCCGGCAGCGTTTCCACGACCGCCAAATGAGCCAGACTCAAAATCCCAATGCCGCTCGTCAGCGCCGGGGAGCCAGAGGATGCGTGAGTTCGGAGCGATCATATGAGCAGGATGGAGGGTTCTGCCGAGGGCTTGTTCGTGATCTTCGACGACTCCCAGCCACCCAAGGCGAAGATCAGAGCTACGATCCCGTCAATGCGGCCCGTGCTCTTTTTCTTCACCGGCCGAACGTCCTCAAACGAGTTGATTTCGACGGTCACATTCGCAGACATCCAGGACAACACGGGATTGCCGCCGTGACGAATGCGGTTCTGAAGCACAAGCGATTCGAGCCGCTTCGTGCCCGAACTCATGCCCCGGAATCCTTGGCTCCATCCTGCCACTTTGAGGCCAGCCCCTTGCAGTTCCACGGCCAACTGCACCGCCCCGGTCAAGTCCATGTAGATGTGCTCAATCTGGTGCGTCTTCGCGTATTCCAAGACGTACTCGCGAATCCTTGAGTGATCGATCACGTTTCCATCGGTCGCCGTGATGTAGCCGGAGTTGACCCAGTGCTGGAACGGCTGGCGGTCGGTTCGCTCCCGCTCCATGATCAAATCGCGGGGCGCCCAGAACATGGCGTCTACCTCGAATTCGTCGTTCTCGCACGGGTAGAGGGCGACCATCGCGGACAGGTCCGTGCTCTTCGACAAGTCCATGCCGATGATGCACTTCCGCCCCACGAAGGGAGAGGTCGGGCCGTCCGAACACGCCGCCCACTTCTCAGGATCAAGCCAGCGGTTGGTGCTCTCGGTCCAGACGCCGAGCGAGTAGCGGAGCCAGCCATTCAGTTTTGTGGCTTTGTTCTTCGCCTCGCGAGCATCCGCCGCGAATGACTCCTCTGTCATCGTGATGCCCATGCCGGGATTGCAACGCCGCCATGTGGCCGGGGCGAAATAGTCCTCAGTGCCGTCTGTTTTCGCGGCAAAAATCTTGCCATAGAAGCGAGGGTCATACTTCGGGTCGGCGCTGGTCAACTCTGCGTATTCGTGCTGCTCCCAGCAGATCGTGTCGCGCCGGTCGCCAGCCGTCGTTATCGTGCAGAGCAGCGGCTCCTTTCTGGAGCGACCCGAATAGCGGAGCGCCTCGAAAAGACGCCTGTCGGGCCAGGCGTGCAATTCGTCGCAGAAGACGAACGAATACGACGGGCCTTCCGCCGCGCCGGCGTCTCGCGAAATCACCCGCATGGATGACCCGGTCGATTGGCAGACGATCGTTTTTCGCGAGTCCACCACTTCGAGCGTCGCCGCTAGTTCCGGCGACCGCTTCACCATCGCGGCCGTCTCGTCAAAGATGATCGCCGCCTGGTTGCGGTCCTTCGCCGCAATGCAACCGAGTTCGCCTTCGCCCTCCATCAGCAAGTGCCAGATCGAGAGGCACGAGAGCAGCGTCGATTTTGCGTTTTTCTTGGGAACCTCAAGGTAGGCGAGGCGATACCTGCGCAACCCGTCCGCGGTCCTCCACCCGTAGAGCGGTTCAATCACGTCGTGCTTGTGCCAATCAAGCAGCCGCATCGGCTCACCGGCCTTAGTGGTCGGCGAGTCCTTTGTGTGGCAGCAAACCGACTCGAGGAACTGCACGACCATGTCGGCAGACTCTTGGTCGTACCGATAGCCGTTGACCCACTCAGGCCGTCGTCTTGCGGGCAGCCTTGATGGCGCGGAATTTTTCAATGGCGCTTTCCGCCTTGGCATCGGATTCCACCTTGAGCGAAGAGCGTGCGGCGGGCGACAGGCCGAAATCGGACTCTAGCTGCCGCAACTGGCTGGCGAGCTTGTGGGCGATGCTCACTTCAGGACGCTGCGCGATGTACTTGATTTCGCCGCCGTCGTTGAGAATTGGGTACGTGTCGCCTTCTGCCTTGAGTTTCGCACGCACCGCAAGCCACCATTCCCAAGAATCGCAGTACCGGGCGAGCGCCTCGACATCGGCCCGCGTCATCACACGAGTTGCCTGAAGCATGGGCAGCAGTTCGCGCCACTTCGCAGCGGCAACTTCGCCTAGATGCGACGGCATGGCGATGCCGTCAGCCGGCGGCTGCGGTTCAGCCGCGTTCAGTTTCTCTTTGCCCGGATTGCCGCGAAGGATTTTCAGCGGCGTCGGGGCTGGTTTTGGTCCGCGTCTGCCCATTGTTTTTTGATGATGAAATAGCAGGCAGGTTTTCGCGCGACCTACCCCCCGGCCGTTACCCCCGGCCGCTCCCCCGCGGCAGGACTTCTGGTTTTCCTCAGACACCCGTTTTGCGGCTGACCCTGCCCCCCCTTTGGGCAGTCGGCCAGCCTAATTGCTGCGCATCTCGGCATTGGTTTTCGCCTGATGGCACGCGGCACACAGCGTCTGCCCGCCGGCCACGTCATACCTTGATCGACCATCCCTGCACTGGTCAGTGCCATGCACAACCGGACTCACATGGTCCGCGTGGGCCTGTCCCTTGCCTGCACACACAGCACTGCAGGCCCGGCACTGCCAAGCATCGCGAGTGAGCACCGCGATCCGCCACGCCTGGTGCCGCTTGTCAGTGTAACCGCGCCGGTACGCATTGGGCCGGAACGCATCTGCGACTGACGCGCTCCTGAGTTGTGGCGGCTTGTGGGTAGGTATCCTGATCGGCATCACACCTGCTCCCGTGGCGGCACGAACTCGCCGTCGGGTCCGCGCGTTGCGTCGAACGTGTACCCGATCCCGGCGTAGGTGCCGCGGTATGGCGTGCCTCCGTAGAGGTGAACGCCCGATCTCGTGTTATACGAGCTCCTGCGACAGGGCAGGCCGCGAACAGCAGCGTAGTACGCTTCCCAGTCGGTGCCCTCGCCTTCGTCGTTGCCGACGA